AACATGCATAAGGTAGCTGCTATACTATACAGACCAGTTAAAAAACATAGATTCGATTCTATAAAGTTTACTTTAAAGCAAGGAATAAACGTAGCAAGAAATAAAGTAACTAATCCTTTTGATTGGTATGAGTTAGAGAAGTACAATAATAAAACTCGTAAAGAGGTAGAAGAGAAGTTTAAAAAGTTTCCGGTTCATTTATTTTTAGGAGCCGTTAGTTTTTTTTTGTCAACAGGAAGTCTATACTTGAACAGTTTAGCATATTCCAAGAAGACAATGTCGAAGGAATTGATGATGAAGATGGAGGACATGATACTAAGAAAACTTTCTCTGAACATTGGGGATGGTTCGGTACATTATACCAACTCTCTAAAACCGATGTTTTACAAATCACTGGAGACGAGCGTATAACAGATTTAAATTTTCTGTTTACTCTTACTTTCCTCGAAATAGAAAAAGACTATAATTATGAAATCGAAAAAGAGCAAAAGAAAAACTTACAGCAGGCAAGATCTCGATACTAGAGTTAAGATGGTATTAGATACTTCTAATCCAGATAAGCCTATGATAGATCGTAAGGCCACTCAAGCTAATATAGACATGGAAAAGAAGGTTAAGCATCTTCTATCTATGAACGCATATAACATTAACCAGATAGCAGCAATGTTAGGTATACATGCTGAAAAAGTAAAAAGAATAAAAGATGGCAGTTAGACAAGGTAATAATACCTACTTAGAATTTATAGACTTAATGCAAAATCTTTGTGCAAGTCATTTAGCTATTGCTTCATTTGATAACGGTACTATAGACTTTATGGATGCAAGTTTAGTGAATAGAAAGTTTCCTTATATCTTTCTTAGACCTATGAATACTTTATATGCAGATAAATTAGTAACAAGATCATTTGAACTATATAGCATGGATCAACCAAAGCTACAATCGTCAAGTCATGCAGAGTTAATGTCAGATACAGAACAATATATCTACGACTTAATGGCTTACTTTAATTTTGGTCCTACAGCAGTACAGCAGAACTACGATGTACAAATGGTAGACTGTGTTCCTGTTAACGAAGGATTTCAGAATAGAGTATTTGGTTGGGTAGCTACTATAGATGTTATTATACCTTACAAATTAGATTACTGTAACTTCCCAGACTATACACCGTAATATGTTAAAACTATTTAAGAAATTAGCCAAGCTTATATCTCAACAGAAGAAAAAGAACGCTCCTAAAAGAACAGGACGTTTACAAAAGTCTATTAGAGAAAGAGCAATGATGAAGAAAGACAAAGTTGTCATTACTTCTTCTATGCTTGATTATGGTTATTTCCAAGATAGTGGTGTAAGAGGTAGTAAGAAACCTTTTATAAACGGTAAACAACCTAAAACGTTTAAGAATAAGTTTTCACGTAAGAGTAATAAGTCTTTATTTGACCCCGGTCAATTTAGATCTAAGTATGCAGGTAAGACTGCTAAGTTTGAACCATGGAGACAATCAGTAGCCTTTTATGGCTTTAGACCACAACCATTTATTAAACCTTCTGTATTACAGGTAATGGATAGACAGGGATACGATATGATAGCAGAAGCTACGTCAGAAGATATAGCATTAGAGTTTAAAAATACATTTAAGAAACAATAATGGCAGTAGATATATTAGGACAACCAACTACACCTAACGTAACAGGAACTTCTCTTGTTTATAGTTTAAGTGGTAGTGAGCAAAATGAAGCACAGTTTAGATATATAACTGATATATACTATAGCGGTAGTACCGATAGGTTAACAAGATTGTTTACTAATAAAAACTTATACGGCAATACTAACATAAATGTAGCATCTATATTAGATGATTACTTAGATTACGATTACAATTGGAAGATATCTAATTCTTCTTCTTTTGATAACTCAGTTAAAACTTTTAACATAGAGTTTGGAGAACAATATGCAGCTTCAGTAACAGGACCGGTAACAGATTATTCGGCTTCTGTATCGTCAAGCATACAAGTATTTAACGGATATATAGAAACTTTAGATCAAAGAAATGGCTTTAACTGGGATAGTGGTAGTTATTTACTTACCGATAGTCCATCAACTCAATCTTTTTTATCTACAGAGTATCTTACAGTACCGGTTTACAATACAGATGTAACAGTAAAATATTATCAAACAGGAAGTTTAACGGCTACTAAAGACTATGTCTCTGCCGGTAACTTTTCTGCTATACCTATAAGTCCTCTTAATATTGGATTATATAGTGAGAGCGACGCTATAACTTTAGATGTTACGGGTAGCTCTTTAAGATTTGAACTTAATACCGACTGCAATAGAGACGAAGGTACAAGATTTGCGTTTACTAACAAGAATGGATTTTGGGATTACTATACAACTAACAATCCTACAAGACGTACTACTAACATAAATAAAAACTTTTACGAAGTAGGGTTTACAAAGTTAAATCAATCTGTTACTAATTATAATATATCTAATAGAGGTAACACACAATACTTTACTGACTATGAAGATATTTTTGAGGTTACAACAGATAGTTTAACGTCTGAGTATAGCCAATGGTTAAGACAAATGTTAACAAGTACTGAGGTATATATACAAAGTAGTAGTAATTTTATACCAATAAACATTTTAAATACTTCAGAAGCAGTATCTCACAATACAGCAAGAAATAAAAACTTTGAACTTAATATTAGTTATAGGTATTCAAATAACAGAGAACCAAGATAATGGCAATAACAATAACACAGCAACCAACATCTCCTAATGCAGCTTATACAAGGCTACTAAACGTTGTATCTGGTAGTACCAATACAGATAAGCCTCAGTATAGTTATTTGATGGATGTATATGAGTCTGGTAGTAGTGATAAATTAGTTAGAATTATTCAAGGTATAAATCCTGCTGGTGTATCGGTATTTGACCCAAGTAGAATAATACAAGGACATTTAGCAGAAGATCAATCTTGGAAAATATCGTCTGTAACACCTTTTGAGAGTGGTAGTAAATTATTTACTTTAAAGTTTGGTGAACAGTACGGTACAAGTGATAGTTCAAGTGTTACTGAGTATCCTAACTTAGCTGAGAACGTATTAGAAGTATTTAGAGGGGTGGTTGAACCTAATGATGGTTCTTACAATTGGCCATCTAGTAGTTATGCTGTATTGAGTAATATGCCTTCTACTATGTCTATGCAGACTAATGATTATGGTACTATATCTTTATACAATGCCGATAGCCTTGTTGCTGTAAGTCAAAGCTTTTATTCTTCTTCTGCTACAGGAAGTGTATTAGTAGATATAACTACTTTTGATGCAACTTCTTCTTTTAGTAGTGTACCTATTACAACTTCTATAAACTATTGGAATAACGTAGAAGTAAACGTTAGTAGCTCTTTAGGTATACAAAGCTATAGATATGAAGTATCAGATGAAACTCATAGAGAGAAAGTAAGATTTGCTTTTATAAACAAATTAGGTGCTTGGGATTATTTTAACAACTATAACCCGGTACAACAAACAACAGAAGTAAATAGAGAACAATATACTGCTAATAGAGTAGATTATAGTAGTTTAACTTCTACTTACGATATAACAAGAAGAGGTTTAAGTGATTTCTATTGTAGTAAAGACGATAGTTTTACAGTACAGACAGATTACTTAACTAAAGAAAATGCTAATTGGTTAGAAGAACTTATAGAATCACCTTCTGTATTTATACAAAGAGATGGAGAGTTTGTACCAATAGTAATACTTAACTCTTCTTATACAGCTAATACTAATCAAGCAAGACAAAAACTATTTCAGTATACATTAGAGTTTATTCCTTCTAATCAACCATTTGGTAAATGGGTACCTGAATATGTTGAATGTCCTAATGTTAGTAGTACTCCACCTGTAGTAGAAACTTATGCTGCTACTAATGTTAATTCAAGTAGTGTTACATTAAACGGTGAAGTAACTAATGATGGAGGTTTACCAATCGTACAGCAAGGATTTATATATAGTATATCAAGCAGTACAATTCCTTTAATTGTAGGAGGAGCATCTACCACTAATATTACTTCTTCTAATCTTGGTGAAGGTACTTATAGTGAAAATGCAGATATAAGAAGTTCTACATATTATCAATATAGAGCATATGCAAGTAATTCTTTAGGAGTAAATTATGGTGATACTTTTTACTTTGATACAATACTAAATGGATTCGATCCTACTTTCCAAAATAGTCTACAACCTGAACTTTGGTATGACTTTACAGATCAATCTTCTGTAGACTTTACAAGTAGTGCCGATTACGGAATAGAAACTATATACAACAAAGGTAGGTATTACAATTATAGTATCTCTGGTAGTTTATCAGTAGATCAAAATACTTTAGTTGCTTTTAACAGAAATTGGAGTCCACCAATAATGACACCGGGTCAATATACTCAATTTAGTGCTGATCTTGATGGTGAAGGTTTACAAGGATCTACGACTGCTTTACCTCATTGGATAAAAAACAATAATGTTTACTCTACAGTGTGGGACGGATCAGCATCTACTTTTATTTACTTTGTTAGACCAGAGTATAAAGAGTATGTAACTGCAAGTCAAGCACAACAAGGAGATATAATAGGTTTTGCTTCAAACAACAATGCTCCTTCAACTACCCCACGTTTTACAAATTTATCCCTGTTGTATATGAGCACTGGAAGTATACCTACTCAATATAATGAACCTCCTTATTTAGTGTCTGTAGATCCGATAACATATGTTACAGGTAGTACACTTGATAGCTCTTCAATGTTATTATTTACTCAACAAGGTACAGGTTGTGGTGTAAGTCCATCAACACCAACTAAAGGTACCGCACTTGTAGTAAGCGATGCTATGGGTGAACCTACTTGGCATTCTTATTACTTAAGATATGAATCGGGTAGTGGTGGTGCACCTTATGGAGACTTTGGTCTTACAACTGCTGTGAATACAGA